ACAAGCAGGGCCGCAAGGCCAAGGGTGCTCTCGTCCCGTTCGACTATTTGAAGCGTGATATCGGCGTTGCGACTGGCGGCGGCGTGATCGAGACCGTGACTTACAAGCAGGACTTCATCGAGGCGCTCTCGGCGCACTCGACCGTGTTCCCGCTGACCACGAAGATCACCGGCATCCAGGGCGACATCGATATCCCGAAGATCACCACGGCCACCAGCGCCGCGTTCGTCACGAACGAAGCCACGGCGGTCGCCGAGTCGAACCCGGTCATCGGCCAAGTCTCGCTCTCTCCGGAGACCATGGGAACCTTCGTCGATATCGGTCGCAAGCTCTTCTACCAGTCCGATCCTTCGGTGGACCAGCTCATCATGGACGACATCGCTCGCGCGGTGGCGACCAAGCTCGACCAGGTCATCCTGAACGGCTCGGGCAGCTCGGGCGAGCCTACTGGCGTTCTGAACGCTGCCGACGTGAACGACATCGACCACGGCACGAACGGCGCCGCCGAGACTGCTGACACGCTGGTCACGTACCTCCGCGACATCCAGAACGACAACGCCGTCCTGGGCAACCTGAACTGGGTCCTCAATCCGGCCACCGTCGCGAAGTGGAAGGTCACGCAGTACGACACCAGCGTCGGTCGCTACCTGATCCAGGACATGATGGCGGACGGCATCCCGGTACTGACCTCGACTCACTTGCCGAGCAACCTGACCAAGGGCTCCTCGAGCGGCGTGTGCTCGGCGGCAGTCCTGGGTGATTTCGCGCAATGCGTCGTCGCCATGTGGGGCGGTCTGGATCTGATGCTGGATCCGTACAGCCTGAGCACTCTGGGCGCTTACCGCTTGGTCGGTATGCAGGATCTGGACATCGGCTTCCGCCACGGTCAGTCCTTCGCAAAGGCCGAGGACATTCTCACCGCCTAAGAAGAAACGGGAGGGGGGCTCTCGAGCTCCCCTTCCGCACCTCACCATGATCAAGGTCAAAGCACTTAAACCATTCGACTTGGGCCAGGGCGGCGGGCTCAAGTATCCGTCGCGCATCGGCCAGGTCTACGAGCTCCCGGAAGGGCGAGCTCGCAAGCTGGTCGCGCTCGGCGCCGCGGAGCTGGTCGAAGATCCGAAGAAGGTCGCCAAGAAGGCCGCGAAGCGATCCGCAAAGAAGGCGGAGGGCTAACAGATGCCGAAGTGGTACGAGGACGACGTGGCGGAGATGATCGACGTCGAGGACTTCGCGTTCTCGATCTCACACTCCGGCGGATCGTTCTCGGCGATCTTTGAGTATGCCTACGGCGAGCAGTTCGACTTCGCCGATCGCGAGGTCCCGACGCTGACGTCGAAGACGAGCGCGGTGAGCTCGGTCAGCGCGGGCGACCAGGTCACGGTCCCGGCTGACGCGATCCCGACCAGCGCGAGCTCGAAGACCTACCTGGTCCTCGTCAAGAAGCCGGACAACACGGGCGTGACGGTGCTCGTGCTCGAGTCGGTCTGATGCCGGTCTATCCGAGTCTGATGGCAGTTCATCCACGAAAGACGATCCGCGAGAAGATCGTGACGTTGCTCACGGCGGGCGTCACGTCTGCTGCGGGTCGCGTCTACGACTCGCGCGACAAGCAGCCGATCCAGACCGCTCCGTTCGTTGTCGTGCGGACGACCGCGGACGAGTCGCTGGCGGGCGACATTATCAACCTGGCACTTCCGAGGCACCAGCGCCAGCTCACGGTCGAGATCGACGTGGTCGATACAGAGCGACCGAGCTCCGGCACGCTCGCAGGAGACGCGGACGACCTGGCGCGGGAGATCGAGGAAACGCTCGCGGTCAATCCGACGCTCGACGGGCTGGCATTGTCCTGTCTCTACTCCGTCTCTATATTGGAGGAGGGGCTCGAGGTCGATCCTCCGGCCTATCGGGTCGGGATGACCTATCTCGTCCTCTACGAGGACGCTCTGGGCGCACCATGAGATTCAAGAACAACAGCGAGACCAGGATCCACCTGAAAGGATACGGGTGGACGGATCCGGGCGACGAGCTTGAGATCCAGGACGACGACGAGAAAGCCATCCGAGCCTGTCGCGCTCTGGTGGACTTCGAGGAGCTCAAGGCGGCAGCTCCGAAGAAGAAGACCGCGAAGAAGGTCGCCGAGCAAAAGAGCGAGAGCTAGATGGCACGTTACACCGGAATCGGATCCGTCCTCGGTTTCACCGAAGAGGCGACCTATGACGAGGCGGCAGGGACCTCGAGCCTGATCGAGACTCCTGACTTCCGCGGAGGCGCGGAGGCGCTCGAGGCGACCAAGGAGGTCCTCCGTCCGGAGTTCCTCGACGGTCCGGCCATGCGCGAGGGCGATCTGACTGTTCTGTCGGAGTCTGTCTCGGGTACGGTCGCGCTCGATCCTCGCTGGAATGGCAAGGCGTGGTGGATGCTCCTGTCGCATTGCGCTGGCGCGTACTCAGCGAAGACCGGCGCGAGCGCTCCGTACACTCACACGCTCGATTTCGGCGCGTCGATCACCACGACTGCGGCTCCGGAGACGGTGGGCGTGCAATGCACGGTCGATCGGAACACGACCGGCGCGGTCTGCTATCGCGGTCTGAAGCCGACCTCGTGCGAGTTCGCATTTGCGTACAACCAGCAAGTCACCATGACGACCGAGTTCATGGGGACTCAGGCGGAGGATGCGGCGAGCATCAGCTTCACCGAAGTGGCGAACAACCCGCTCATGGTCGCTCCGTACACGAACGCGACCGCGTTTCTCAGTCTGGCGGGGACGGGCTACGATTGCGCGAGCGCGACGATCAAGTTCGAGCAGCCGCGGATCGGCGTCCAGGATATCGCGAGCACGGTCGCCAAGGCGCCGCAGATCGACGGCTTCGCGAAGGTGACCGGCAGCTTCGAGACGTTCGCGCTAAATGAGACCGCGTCGGCGCGGGATGTATTCACGCAAGCCTATCGCTCGCAGACGGGGAACAGCATGGTCCTGACGTTGGCGGGCAACGACGGAACGAACGCCATGGGCCTCGTCATCACGGTCCCGAAGGCGGTGTTCACGGCTCCGCCGACCGCTCACGTGGACGGCGCGGGCGTGCAGCGGGTGACGGTCGAGTTCGAGGGATATATCGACGCGGGGACGACCGACTACCTGGCGCGGATCGCGCTCACGAACAGCAACGACCTGGCGAAGGGCTTCAAGGCTTAATCCAGGAGGGGGAGAGGGGACCTCGAGCTTGCGCTCGGGGTCTTTTCTCTTGCCTGTTTTCCGGGTACGATCTCGCGCATGAGCGATTCTCCCGCTAACCAGGTCGAGCTCTCGAACGGCTCGAAGTTCCAGTTCGGTCCGCTGATGGCGGGCGATCTCCTCGATGCGGTGCAGCAGCTTGGGCAAGCAATCGAAGCGGCTCCACCTTATGAGGCGTCTATGGTCCTGACCTGGCGGTCGGCGGTCCGTGGCGGCTTTCAGGGGACGTTCCGCGAGTTCGTGGACGCGATCCCGATGCAGGAGGTGGAAGCCGTGGTAAGCGCGGCGCAGCCGTTTCTGTCGCCCACTTCTAAGTAGGGGGTCGATCATCCGTCTCCTCGAGCTCGGGATCAGCTATCTCGAGCTCTGGGACCTGTCTATGATCCACGCGGATATCCTCTTACAATGGGAAGAGGAGGCGGATCGGCGGCGTCAGCAGAATCTTCAGAAGTAGCTGAAGAGCGGCAAGGGTAAAGCCGTCCAGGGCGTGCTCGACGTTGGTCGTGCCTTCCTCGGGTAAGGCATGGCGGCGAAGACACAGCACGACTTTATCCTGGTCGGTAAAGACCGGGCCTCGAGCGCGATCAAGGGGGTCGCTAAGGCGACCGGCACGCTCTTCGACGTCACGTTCAAGCTGACGAACATCACGTCCAGCGCGATCAATATCACGCGGGCATTCGCGAGCACGATGGAGTCGCTCGGGCGGGCTGCGGCGGTCCCGATTAAGGCGGCGCAGGAACAGCAGCGCGTCAACGCGCAGCTCGAGACGGTCCTCCGCTCGACCGGCATGGCGGCGGGCCTGACGTCGCGCGATCTGCAAGAGCTCGGGGAGCAGCTCTCCCGTACGACTACGTACAGCGATCAGACCACGCTGGCGGCGTCGAACCTCCTGCTCACGTTCACGTCGATCAGCGGCTCGAACGGGATCTTCCAGCGCACGATCGCCACGTCGCAGGACCTGGCGGTGGCGATGGGCCAGGACCTGAATCAGTCGGTCCTTAAGTTGGGCAAAGCGCTCAACGATCCGATCCGGGGCGTCTCCGAGCTCCGCGAGGTCGGCATCAGCTTCACCGACCAGCAGCTCGAGACGATCAAGGCGCTCGCGGAAGCGAACAGAATGTTCGAGGCGCAGACGATCGTCCTCGACGAGCTGGACCGTCAGTTCGGCGGCTCGGCCTCGGCGCTGCGGGAGACCTTTGGCGGCGCGGTCGCGTCGGCGCAGAACAGCTTCACGGACTTCCTCGAGAAGCTCGGCGAGATCGTCATCGAGAATCCGGCGGTGATCTCGGCGATCAACGCGGTCGCGCGGACGCTCGAGCAGATGGCGGTCCAGGTCGAGAACGGCGAGGGCGCGTTCGGTGGATTGCAGGACGTGATCACCGACTTCGTCGAGAAGGGGATCGTCTTCTTCCTGAACGGGGTCGCGGGGATCGTGGACGCTCTCGACGGTGGCGGGCCGGTCATGCAGGCAGCGTTGGCGACCGGCCAGGTCCTGACGGGTCTGGCGATTACGGTCCTCAAGATGGGCACCGCCTTTATGGACACGGGGCGCGTGATCCAAGGAGTCTACGCCAAGCTTACGGACGACGAGGAGCTCTTCAACGAGCTCCAGACGAGCTACCTCAAGGCCGACAAAACGATCACGGATCTTGAGCAGACCTATCGAGACCTCGGCAAGGCGGCGACGGAGGCTGGCAAGAAGAGCACAGCAGCGGGCGACGGGCTCCGAGACCTGGCGCTCGAGCTTGAGCAGGGCTTCGTCGAGGCGAAGGAAGCCGCGGACGCTTACTTCGGCATGGGAGCCGAGATCCAGGCGTTCACCGCCGAGCTGGTCGGGCTGCAAGCCGAGATCGAGTCGGTCGCCGGAGCTCTCCCGGCGCATATCGCGCAGGAGTATATGGCGGAGATCCAGGGCTTCGCCGACTTCTATGCGGAGGCGCTCAACGTCTCGACGGAGGCGGGCCTGGTCGCGGGGCAGGAGATCGTCTTCGCGATGCAGGACCTCCTCCAGCAAGCGAAGGCGGACCTCGTCGAGGTCCAGGGGACGGTCGCGGAGGCTGCGGATATTCCGAAGCCGACAGACGAGGAGGGCCAGGAAGAGCGGCGGCTCGCGATGGAGCAGGAGTGGGCTCGCACGGCGAAGTCCATGAGCATCACGCTCGGCCAGGAGTTCGCGGATATGTGGCAGCAGTCCGCTCTGGATCCGAACGTGAACCTCCGCGACAAGTGGGAGTCGTTCAGCGCGACGGTCGGCCAGAACTTGCTCAAGGCGGTCACAGATCCGTTTTTGAACGCTCCGGTGGCGGACTTCTTTAACGAGATTTTCAGCTTCGTTGGCGAGATGAGCTCGAAGATGGTCGGCGCGATCAAGGACTACTTCCTCGAGAAGTTCGGCCTGATGAAGGCGGACCAGGCCACGGAGATCGCCACGAACCAGACCACGCAAGCCGCGGTGACGGCTCAGAATACGGCGTCGGCAGCGGTCACGACGGCGAGCTGGACTCCGGCGGCGATCATGGCGTCGATCGCTACGCTCGGCGCGGCGCTCGCGTTCGGCTTCCTGGTCACGACGATCGTCTCGAAGGTCATGGGGTACGCGGATGGCGGCTTTATCAACAGCGAGCAGCTTGCGATGGTCGGCGAAGGAAACAAGCCGGAGGTCATCATCCCGCTCTCGAAGCCGGACCGAGCTCGCGAGCTCCTGGCGCAGACCTACGAGCGGAACCCGGAGCTCTTCCTGGGGGCGCTGACTCCTCGAGCGAATCGCGTCTCCGGCTCCGGCGGCGGGATGAGCAACACGTTCAACATCACGGTCACGGGCGGCGACGATCCGATGGCGACTTCGACGGCGGTGGTAGATAGGATCGACCGTATGCTCGGGAACAAGATCAAGGGGCGCGTCTGATGCCAGCCAGCTACGCAGATATCAGTCTGATCAACACGACCTTCGGTACGACGCATACGTTCGACGCGGACACGGCCGGCGCGGGCATCGTCGAGACGCTCCGCGTCAAGCCGAGCTACGGTGGTCGCCTGACCGCTCTCAAGGACGGCGGATCCGTCCGGACTGGCGGCGATCCGAGCCAGACCTCAGTCTCGATCTCGGGATTGATCTCCTCAAAGGGCGCGGTCAAGGCGTCCGACACGATCACGAAGATCCAGCAAGTCCTGCATAATGGCGCGTTCAAGATCCGATTCGGAAACGACGACCTCGAGCTCACGGACTGCGTCGTG